ATATTGTTCAAGCTTTTGCTTTGCAATGTCTTCATTGTACGTATATCCATCAACGTCGACACTTGCTCCGATGTGAAGATCTGAAAGCACAACAAGCAAAGCATGTTGCCCGTATGCGTAAGTCGTTTTAGGTGGGCTTACGATGTCAATATGGATGCTCTTCTTTAAAGCAGTAGCAATATCGCGCTTGAATAATTCCTGATCTGCGTAGGCCCGACGATTCTTGTTGAATTCTCGTCTAATTAATTGAAGCTCACGTTTTTCAAGAAGCATTTGATCGATTTCTTTATTAATTGCATCTTTCTTATGGTCAAGTTCATTTGACCACTGATCTTTTTGAGTTGGTAAAAGACCCATTTTATGCTGCTTGTTCTTTACGGCCTGGCGAAATCCTTCACATTGTTTTGCATCATAACCGTCTTCACGCAATAGTCGCGCCACTTTGTTCCAGTTGGCACGTCCGTTATCACGTTGTAATTCGATCTTATATTTAACGGCCTTTTCAAGACCGACATCATCAATTTCATGTTTCTTATCTTTTTTGTCGCTGTAAATAGCCATCAATTTTCTCCGATCATAGCATTTTTTAACATCCACTTAATCCCATTTAACTTATTGATAAGTGAATCAATTTCTACTAGGGTGCATCTGCCATCAGCCATACTAATGTCTCTTGCTTCCAATACATTAGCCAAATAATCAATACTACTGTCGACACCCAAAACTTCATCTTGCCAATCCAGCAAATTGCTACTCATTGCTATCACTATCTCCTAACATGTCGTACTGAACAGATTCTAAAACAGCACGACTGACTTTGGATGACATCGAGTAGATCATATATGCTTCTGCCTGAGTAAACTTGCCAGTTTCAACATTACTGAGTGCCTTGGATAATGCGTCAGCGGCGTTTAGAAACGCCGGATTTGTAGACCCAATAGAGTTATTCCCCATATGAGTAACCCTTCTTATCAGCTTCTGATTTCAATTCTGACAAAATAACAAGCAAGTCATCTGACCGTTTTTCATCTAAGTCATTAACCTTGTGGCCTTTACCAATTACAGATTCAACAATGGTTGTTAATGACTTCATGTCGTCGTTTTCACTAAACGAGAATGCAACCTTCTTGGTTTTTTCAAGTAATTCTTTAAAGTCGTATTCATTATCCTTAACGTCTGCATGTAGGACTTTCTTATCAGTGGTTTCAGAATAGTTCTCGCCCAATGATCGTTTTACTTCTTTTGTGTATTCTTCTGGACTAAATCCGATAACTGGCTTAACGTTCTTGAACGTTGTCCCAGCGTCATATTGTAGCGATCCACGTAGATGTAACACGCGTGTTTCTTTGCCATTAACCAAGTTATTTTCTGCGAATAAGATATTATCAACCATTTTTGAAACGGGTCCCAACGCCTTTTGTTTCAAGTCTGGGACGATCTTTGTGAACTCGATAAACTTGCTGCCATCTTTTTCTTCACTGGTAGTTGCATCTGGAATGTTTTCAACTTCATCAGAGTCGATATATGGAATCTTAGTCTGAATGCTGGTTGAGTGAGACACAAAGATGTTCGTATAAGGTAATGATTCTAGTTCCTTTAATCCCCGGAACCAAACTTCATCTAATCGAGTATAATCACGACCATAACCAACATCACCATCACCAACACTAAACTCACCAAACTGTCCGGCGGTAAATTTAGTCGCATAGCGATATAAGTTTTCAACAGTATCGATTGAGACAGCATCGAAGTTCTTCTGCACTTCTGGACGTTTTAATTGTGCCAAAACTTGCTTAAATTCGCCCCATGAAGAAATGTACTGAACCATAGCACCATCCAAGGCGCCATATCGCTTTTCCGTCATGATGTTAAGTAAACGATTGTTTGGAAATAATCCATTTACGAAAGTAGTTTTTCCGATCTTAGAACTACCATAAAGCAAGAAACTGTAGCTTGATGGGTCTGTTGAAACTTTGTTAGCCTTAATTTTTGTTAAATCAATCATTCATAATCCTCCATTAATATTGTTTGAGTATTACTTACTTTCTAATTCTTTAATTCTTTCATGTAATGACAGCAAAGCATCATCGATCATTTTAATGTCAGAAAAATCGACAAATGGGGTATAATCACCTCTCAATACGCTAATCCCATCTAATCTGTCTAATGTAGTGATGCTCAAAATATTTTTTGTTTTCTTATCAAACGGAACGAGCACAATATTGCCAAGAGATTGAAATTTTAATGGTTCACTTACAGACTGACGAATTTTTTCAGGAATTAAAACACATTCAAATTCATCCATCTGATATGCAAGACCATATGTCATGTGAATACGTTTTGCAAATTCTAAACTTGTTTCGTTATCGTCTTGTTGTACAACCGTAAATTTATTACCAGTTTTGTTTTCAATTACATGAAACTCTTTAATGTGCATTGGTTAGCCTCCTAAAACGGCAAGTCATCGTCGGTAATGTCAATGTTGCCACCGCCACTAGCGAATGGATCAGAAGAATTTGATTTGCCCTTTGGCTTAGCACTGCCAAATCCAGTCTTGTGTGTTACACTTTGAGTGTCATTTGACAGTGCCTCTGTCTTTTGCTTACGTAACGCAACCTTAGCGGCGTTAATTTGATCTTCATCTAACGCTTCTTCTTCATTCTTAAGCATCTCTCCACCAGAGATTAGAAGTTCATTGACATATGACTTACGTTGCACGACTTCATGAATTTCTCCAAAAGAACTGCTGTTGTTGTCAACGCTTTGTTCTTCAACGATTACATAATTGAATAAATCATATGATAGTACGCCTGTAGACCCAGTTGGGAAGAAGCTCTGCATTTGTTCTGAAAGATCACCGGCAACCTTTAGCTTCATGATTTTGCCAACACGGCCATTGTAACCAACAGTAAATGCGTTAACTAACGTCTTACCAGTTGGGTTACCATTAGAATCTTCCTCATCAGCATAGCTATCAATAACCGCAGTGATTTGTCCAATCGCCTGATCTTTTGCACCTGGATTACCATTTACTCGATGGAATGTACTTGCACGCAAACGATTGTTTTCCATAATGTTCCCATCTTTTGCATAAATGTTGTATGACAAGTCTGCATTTACGGAAACTCGGTCAGCGGTTTCTTCACTACCAGTTTCTTCAATGGACTTGTATTCATTCATAACTGTTACAATTCCGTTGTATAGTTTGTTTTCTTTACCAGCGTTAGTAAATTTCTTATTGTATACATTGAGAACAAAAGAATTTACCTTATTGCCATTCTTAACTTGCACACGAACTAACCCTTTGACAATATCGTTGCCTTGCTTATCTTTATCTAATGAGAGATCCTTAGATTCTAGCGTCCCAACAATTGAGACTGCATTACCTTTTAGCTCGTTCAATTGAGTTTCCATCACTGTTTATTCCTCCTAGATGTTGTCTTACAACTATTTAATCATAACATTATCCGCTAACCAAGTCAACTAATTTCCAATAAAAAATAAATCTTTATTGTATGGTAAATCATCGTCCTCTCCAGTAATAACATATGTAGTTAATATTTCTAAAAAATGAGCTACATTATCATTTTCGGACATTACTTGTTCAGAAGGTGTTACAGAAATAAAATTATTATCAAAATATAATTCAAAGAATTTACCACATTCATTATTAATAAATGATCTTACATCTTCCACTCTTTGCTTTGCACCATGCTCAATGGCATAATATTTATCAAAAAAGACTTCTTTAATCCCATCAAGCGTTACTCCATCTAATTCCCCCTCAAACTTACGATACATCAGCATTCGCTCCAATCATAATCGACACTCTTTCTAATTTTAATTTCATATTTTTTAGTCGTTCCCAATATTTTAGTTTTAAAGTCATGAGTTCTAACAACAACAATTTCTACTGGTACTCCTGTACTTTGTGCAAACAATTTAAAAGATATACCAGCCCCCCTATCAATTGCATAGGGTGTAAATCCGTTCTTAACATCATAAACATGTTTGATACTATTATCCTTGTTGAAGATAATAAAATCAGGCTTGTATGTTAAACTCCTGATCGAAATTTTGTCGCCAAGTTTAATTTTGTCTATTAGCGTATATTTTTCATGAACTTTAAATTTAAATCCACAATCTTTAATAAATTTTTTGTAGAAGTTGTATTCTTTTGTACTGTCAAACGTATAACCATCACATTCAACCTTATTACCGTAGTGTCGAAGTCCCATTAATCAAGTCACCCTTTTCCGTTGTCCACCATTTAGCAACAGCAATTGAAAAGTGTGAACCTTTTTCTGGTTTAATATCTGTGCTAGATATTTTGTCTAAACATGATTGCTTTGA